AACTCCAGCATGGAGTACGTGCCAGTAGAACCATAGCTCTGTGCTGAATCATCCCATATGAAGTACTGGAAGCTAAGAGAACCCGAGGTACTCATAGCATCGACGATGGGATAACCGGCAGTTGTAATCGTTACAGAATAAGAAGTAGTGGTGCCATTTTGAGTGGCCCACTCTGAGAAGATTACAATATCCCCTGTTACAAGGGTCGGAGAGAGGCTGTATCCAATGTTGTACGTATTGGATACTTCTGGATCAGAAAGAACAGTAAACTTATATCCTGGCGGTACAGTAGCGGATACCGAGAAAGAAGCAGTACTCTCTGCTCCTGTTGTTACCGAGAATGTACCGAATGCAAGATCAGATGCCTTACCAACAACAGAGAGTGTTAGATCGCCTGCACTGAGAGTCGGAACTCCAAAAGCTGCTTCGCTTGTCAGCCCGTTAACAAGAACTGTATACCGAGAGAGTACTTGCAGAGTACCGTATGCTTCGCCAGAAGCCAGCCCGTTAAGGGATACAGTGGTACGCGCAAAAAGAGAAGCCGTACCGAAGGCTTCGTCTGTAGTCTTGCCTGACGGCGTTACCGTGTTTCTTGCTTGAAGTACAAGCGTACCAAAAGCAAGATCAGAAGCCTTGCCTACAGCGGATACAGTTGTGGATGTTACAGGGTTCTGAATTACGGCAAAGGTGCGAGTTGTGCCGTACAGGGATGTCTCTTCGTCCCAGAGGAAGTACTCGACTGTGTACGAGGAAGAATCAGAACCAGAGTTAACAAATACTCGGCCATTGGTGCTGATGGTTACGCTATGGGTAGCAGTGGTTCCATCTCGGAATGCGAACTTCTTAAAGACAACGATATCCGAGGTAGATAGCGTACTTCCGTAAGAGCTTCCTATTGACCAATCAGCAACGAGTTCCGGGTTATCAAGGACAGTGTATTTGTAGCCCGGAGGAACAGACGCAGAGAGGGAGAACTCTATATCTTGGTAAAGCGTAATAGAACCAAAAGCTAAACCAGATGTAAGACCGTTTGCTGAAAGGGTAGTTGCTGGGATTACTTCTTCAATAGCAACATAAACAGCGGCTACGTCATCTGCTGCCGCTGAAAAACCAACTGTTCTCTTTCCCGAAGTCTCAGTAGTTTCTCGTACTACTCTAGCAGCATAGGCTCCGTAATCAATATCAAAAACAGTAGTGCTGTTTGAACCTGCCGCAGGAGGCGTGGATCCTCCATAATAAGTTCCAGCAAGGAGAACACCAACATTTACCGTACTGAGAGTGTGTTCAGCAAGAGCTTGGTTATTCTCTTCAACGGCAAACTGAGAGATAACCGTATCAAAAGACGCAGAAACAGTGAAACCGACGCCCCATTTTCCGCTGGTAGTGGATGCATCAAGAAGGACATTGAAAGCTTGTGTCCCGGTAGGAACATTGGAACCTAAGTACCAGAACTCGGTTGTTCCCGCTTCTCCAGCACCATCTCTAGCAGTAGCAACTTGTGAAAGAGCAATTCCGCCGTAAGTAACAGCGGATACAACTGTAGTAGTTGTTGTCGGTACAACAATAAAAACACCAACACCGCGAGGGGTGCTGGTAACTGGAATGTGATTCCAGCTTAGGGTAAGAGTATTACTTTCACCCGCTGACTGAGTTGTTGGAAACTCTGTTGCAGCATCAAAACCTACAGCCACAAGCTACCCCTTCCTATAGACGAAGTAATAGCTACGCAGTTGCAGCGCACACAGACTTGCATAGAAAAAACTCCCTACTACGGGGAGCCTTTCTTTTTAATGTTCTTTGCTTCCAGTCGGAGTTTTTCGTACTCCTCTGTAAGCGACAGAGCATCAAACTCAAGCCTGCGTTTTTTTGCTGTGATCTTTATGATCTCTTTTTGAATCATGCTCATGCGCCGAGTACGCTTAACGAGCGGATCCGTAATGAGGAAAGCCATAATATCCATAGGCCACCTCAGAGCTTAAAGATTTTGTTAGCGCCGTTATCCCAAGAGATAATAATGTCACCGCCGTTAGGCGTAACAGGGAGTTGCGAAGCAGAATCCAAGTACACCATCAGAGTGCTGGAGGCAGAAGTACCTGCTTCAGTGTAAACAATAAGCGCAGCAATAGCACTGCCAGCCGCTACCGCAGTAAGCGTGGTATCGTCAGCATCGAATACACCAGCAGTTGCCGTCTTACTGGTAAGAGCAGGGGAGGTGTGAACTCGGTTAGCCGCAGCAATATCATCGATAGAAGTATGTGCCGCGCTGAACGTATATCCCGAGGTAACGCCCACTACTTTAATTGTTTCACTAAGAGGAGTTCGCGTACCTTTCAGTGCTTCCTCTCGGTAGTTGTCATACATTGCATCAGCCATTTATTCCTCCTTTAGAATTAAGTTAGACCGTCTTTGACGTATTTCATTTTATTGAATGCAGTCCAGAATTCTTCTGCATACTGGGAGTCAGCGTAGTCCGAGAAGTACGGGCCACCTTCCGTATAATGGACAGCTTTGGCATCTTTAATATGCCGGTACAAACCGACAAGCCAATTCCATTCTAACGGCAAAGAACCAATATCTTCTTCATTGCACCATTTGAATTGATGCAAATCCAAACCATTGGCTCTATCGACGTAGCCTGGTGTTAATCTCTCGCACGCTACGTGTTCGCAATTAAACAGCATTAAAGAGGACCAGCACTTCTTTTCGTATACGGTTTGTTCCGTACCCAAGAACTTTGTGCCCGCCTTGAATACATCCGGGTTGTGCTTGCAAACTTGCACTGCGTACTGTTTATCTCTGAGATACCAGAGGTTCGCAATATCATCCAGAAACACGAAGTCGCAATCTACGAATATACCATAACCACGGTAATTTTGCAAGTAAGGAACTAGCCAACGAGTAAAGGCGAACTCGTTGGATTGCTTAGGATGTCGGGGTCTGGTAAGAGGCAGTTGGCTGCGTTTTAGCGGTATAATCTCGACAGGCACAGAAGAGGTTTCTAGCAGGCTAGAAGCACAGGTCCAGAAGGCTCCAGCTTCTACAGGATCGTATCCAATATAAACAGGGATTTTCTCTGCTTTATTCATTTAATGGCCTCTACTCGCATATCTCTTGTTGGGATTTTAAACTGAGCAGTACCTTTTACTATATTTTTAAAGCCAGCCAGTTGGAGTTCGTATGCAAGCGTTTCTGGAGTGTAACCCCAGTGGTGACAATGGAACTCATTCTTTAGGTCCGGGTTGCCGTAGAAAGCCCACATACCCATTTGTGGGGTTTCTTCCATGAGAAAATGGAAAGCCGCTTTCTTTAGATCCGGGCATTCAAGGATGATTTTACCTCCTGGTTCAAGCACCCGCCTCCATTCGTTCAGCATTGGCTGGACTTCCCATTTGTAGAAATGCTCTATAACGTGAATAGCTATGATCTCCTGTACGCTATTGTCTTCAGCAAAGCTCAGTTTACGGAGATCGCAAATGATATCCGCACCCGGAGCTAGGTCCACTCCCGTGTAGCCCTCAAGGGGCCGATTGCCTGAACCTAGATTGAGCTTCATGCAATCCCCCGAATTGCCGCCGCCCATTTTGCAGCAATAGTTTCTGGGCTGTATTTGATCTGGATCATTTTCTGAGCCTCCTGCATCTCTTCCGTAAAGTCGATACTTGCCATGTATTCCATAGCTTCAGCGTTGTCAAAGTCCTTTTCAAAGTACCGGATGCCAGCCCTCCCGAGGTCAACTACGGCAGGTATGGGATCAGTAATCACAGGGAGTCCGCACCAGAGCGCCTCAAGAACCCTGTTGGCACTCTTGGCATTCTTGCCCTGTCGGTACGGAAGAATAGCAAAGGAGTTCCTCTGAGAAGCCTCTCCCACGATTCCGGGGTGCCACGAACTAAGATGGACTAGATTATTCTGGAAATGCTGCGGAAGCTCAATGTTTCCGGGCATAGCTACCTCTAGGGAGTAGTTGCCTGTGTACACTTGGTACAGCCCGTCGATATTCATTACCTGTCCGTACCAGAGGAACGAAAGCGGCTTATCCTTCCTGTAAGCCTGCTGTCGGGATATAACCGGATCCTCAATAATAACTGAATCCTTGGCAGTGGCCTCCTTAATCCGAGCCTGCATTTCGGAGGAGTTGCAAACAATCAGGTCCGCAACACTGCACATACGACGGTAGTGCTCTCCCATCTTGGTGTCGAAGTGGTCATCGCACACATCAAAGATGACCTTCTGGCCCCGTTCTTTACAGAACCAAGCATAAGACCAATCGTTGTATGTCCAGTGCTTTGAGAATATAGTTACGGCTGAATCCGGGCTGGCTATGCTATTAACAGAGCACTGAATCATGTGCTGACTCAGGAACTGACTAGGAGCCAACACCCGGTAACGGTACGAAGCAATACCCTCATTTCCCCCTGTAACAAAAGAAACCTTTGGCATCATTTGAACCTCCTTGCGTACTTAGCCAAATCCTTAGCCACCTTCTTGATGGCGTAATCCCACGGTTCCTCTTCGTTCTGATGGTACTGGGTAACTGAATTATAGAACGGATTCAGAGTATCCTTCTTGCCGTACCTCCATGCGTGCCCATGAGGCGTAAGTGTCCAACAGGGTGCGTCCATACTTCCTCGTACATGCACGATACTGGTGTTCACGCAGATAACCAGATCACAGGCTGCGGCCAGTGCCATACTGTGCTCGTAATCTTGGTTCTCCACTACATCCGGCCAGTGATGCACGTATATCCCGTGGTCCTTCAGAATCTTCCCTGTAGCTCCCTCCGCTCCTTTCCAGTACTCCAAGGAGACGAAAGTTACGTCCTGCTCAAGGATAGGGAGCCACGCATCCAGAGGAATGCTCCTGAGATCCGCTCGGGTTTTCTTTCTCCCTCCAGTCCAAGCAATGCCTACAATGGGCCTGCCTATCTGCCCGGATTGCTCCTGCATCTTGTGCAGGGTCTTCCTGTAGAACTCTGTTAGCTCAGAGTTAGGCTTCAGCCATCCAGCGTTAATCCTGCGCTTGCTGTGGTACCATCGCGGAAGCGAGCCAATCCCGTCCTTGTAGTCCACAGGAATAGTTTCGTTCCACTCTGGGATGGTTTTGCTTTTGCGGGTAGGGAAGATATCTACGATATCCGGGAAGGATCTCTGGATAGCCGTGAATAGCCGGGGATGCACATCCAGTACAATTCGGGCAGTAGGGTACTGCTTTTGAATCTCTGGAACGAACTGGAGGAAAAGAAGCTCGTCGCCTATCCCCTGTTCCCCATGCAGTACAATGGTCTTTCCTGAGAGATCCTGTCCTTTCCAGAACGTAGCTTCCTCGCCCTTGGCATTCTTGTAGTACCGGATAATTCTTTCTCCAGTCTCGAAGCCATTAGCGTAGTGCTGGAATCCCTCCTCGTACTGCTTATCCTCCATCAGGAGAAGGCCGAGGTTCCATGACCCTTGGGGGTGACTTGGTAAGAGTCTCAGGCATTCCCTGCCGTAGGGAATACCCTTCTCTGGGTAACCCTCGTTAACCCATAGGGCACAGAGGTTAGCTAGTACATCGGGATGGTACTCTACCTTGAGAGCTTTCTCGAAGGCTGCCCGAGCCTCTGAGTTCATGTGCTCGTTGCGGTACGCAGCCCCTAAGTTGTTGAACCATTCCAGTACGGGCTTACGAGTACTCTGGATAAGGAACTCCAGCACATTGATGGCTAGACCGTTACGGTTAGTCTGCATGTACAGGGTAGCGAGTTGGTATCGAACGATACTATTTGAAGGGTTGCGATTAAGGAGTTCAGCGTAAATGCTTTCTGCTCTTTCAACGCATTGGGCGGCTTGTTTGGGATCGAACTGCCCCTTGCGGGCAGTCATTTGGATAAACGATTGATGGTAGTGCGAGGCTTCAATCAAACCTTGTTTGTATTCATCATCCATTCCCTGGATATCTTCTTCCACGTATTACCTCATTTCTTCGATAGATTAAGCCCCAGATTGGATAGTGCTCGCTCACCGTACCAGAAACCAAGCGAGATAAGGTTTAACTGAAAGAGTCCTTGCATACCTTCTGGCGTAAAGGTGCCGGGATGTAGAAAACCCCAACCATAAAAACCAGCGAGTAGGTACGTCAGGACTGGACGGACTGATCCTCTGAGGAATTGTAGAGAAGGGGATACACTCGCACCTTCTCCTTCGTACTCTACTACGAACTTCCGAAAGCTGTCAACTTCGTCCTGATCTTGTTTAGCTACAAGAAGGGCGTACTCTGCCTTAGCCTTCTCAGCTTGAGCTTTATCAGGTATGACTCGATCCAGTACTTTGGATACTAGATCGAGTGCTGGTTGGAGTAGAAGCGGATTCACTTCTTCTTTGCCTTCTTGAGTTTTCCTTGCTTCTGGAGAGCAGAGGTTGCAATGGCATAAGCCGAGGACTTGGACTTACCTGTCTTCTGGATCTTCTTCCTAAGGTCTTCTAGAATCTTTGGCATACTATTTCTTTCCGCTAGGATATTTATGCTTGCCAGTTTCCATGTAAGTCCGAACTGCGTTGTTTTGGGGCAAGCCAATGAAATTGGCTAGTTCAGCACCAGACATAGCTTTGCCCCTGCTCTTGGATGCCCCTGTAGCTTTCTGTAAGGGCTTAGGAGCCATTTTCGGAGCAGGAGAGCTAGTAGGGGTGCTGGTGGACTGCATAACGGGCTTAGGAGGCACGCTAGGCGTTGAAGGCGCTGGAGCAGCAGTAGTCTTCCGAGGAGATACTTTCATGCTCATGGATCCCATAGCGGCTCGCTCTTTGGCAGCCAGACCAGTGAGCGATGCTGCTGCATTGGTGACAGCACCTTGCGCTTTACGGGCAAGCGAAGTATCTTTGACTGCTTCTCCCAGTGCCCATCCAATACCCACAGGCCCAGCCAAGCGACCGAGGACACCAGCGGCCAACTTTCCAAGTCCACGTTTGCCCACGGTGCTTGCTGCTGCACGAGCCACGGGAGCAGGTGCGGGTTTAGGCGTAGGGGTAACTTTAGGGTTGACTCTGGACTGTTTGAGACTTTTGGATTCAAAGTCCTTGCGTTCACTAGGCGTCAGAGTCGGTTTATTGGTTGGTTTGTTAGTTCCGCCTCTGGCACGATTCAAAGAACGGGATTCAAAATCCTTGGCTTCCGATGGAGTCATCGTTGCCTGACCTTTAGGTTTAACCGTACCGCCTCGTGCTTGACTCAATGAACGAACCTCGAAGCTCTTGGCTTCTGCCGGAGTAACGGTTCCCCTGTATTTTGAGTACTCGAAGTCAGCTCGCTCCGAAGGAGTCAGAACATTCCTGCGAACAATTTGAGGACGATTTACCGGCCCTGGTGATCTTGCGTTTTTTGGTTTACGTGCCACTTTGGCCCTCCGTTATTGTTTTACGCTACCGAAAGGATTGATTATATCAAGTTTTATTTACTTAGTATATATGTATTTCATACAGTCCAGAATGGACATTACAGTCAGACAAGTGACTTACGTTTAGTTACTTAAACAAACCCCTCTGGTTTGTTACGCTACGAGAGAATGAATCACTGAGTACCATTCAGTCCGGAATGAAATGGAGGACAGTACTAGTACTTAGTACTTAGTAGTACTTACTAGTACTAGAGTATAAACCTAAAGGTTTAAGTACTTGTACTAGTACTAGTACTAAGTACTGTAATAGTACTAAGTACTAAGATACGTAAAGACATTCAGTCCGGATCACGGATTGTCAAAAAATATGCCAGAAATTGTGAAGGTGTAATGCACTATACAAAGCGCACCCGCACCCCCGGGATACCAGGTAGGCCCTAGCCTGTGACCTGCGAGTCACACCGAGCGTAACCTTTGAGTCACATGGCACGATTGCTGCATGGCAAGAGCAATTGGCATCACTCGTGCATGATTGCAAGTACCGTGCCTGTGCATGATGTGGCATGATCGCTGCATATCGTTACATCTGCCTGCACGAACGCTGCATCTGACTAACTCGTTGATCCGTCAACCATTATTAGGCCAATGGCCCACTATTCACGCCATGAATACCCACGAGATGCGAACCATTCTCATTAGTGCGCTAGCAGTCTACCCGCTGCATGGGTAGCACCTAGCCTAAACTCGCTTGTACGCCCTTCTCAGGCGATTCTAGAGGCATGTACATCTGTACATCTGGATATTTATACAGTAGTCCAGGTTCTTGGCATGATAGTTGCTACGCGTGCGCGTGCGTGTTCATCCATGCAATCGACCGACCGAATAGGTGAGCAGAATTGGTCAAAATATTTCAGCATTCCCGATACTGTATCGCTTGCATTCCGTCCGGATTCAACTAGTCTACTGGTCATGGCGTTGCCAAGGTGGCAAGGCAAAAGGGAGAACTAAACCGATGATAATCTATAATGGTCCTTCGTTGATTGATGGCGCGCCCATAGTGGTAATTGCCATCGCGAAAAAATCGAAAAACGCCAAGACCGGACCGATGGTTCAGACTTACATTCTCCGCGCCGATATCGACCCGCGCGACGCCAGCAAAACCGGCGCGGATTATTCGATATGTGGGGCTTGTCCTCATCGTGGCACGCCAACCGATGACCCGGCGCGCAAGCTTGCGAAAAATCGCGCGTGCTATGTGACCATCGGACAGGGTCCGCTCATCGTGTGGCGCGCATTCCATCGCGGCGCGTATGGCGTGGCCGCTGACGCTGACGCTATCGCAAATATCGGAGCCGCGCGTATGGTGCGGCTCGGCACATATGGCGATCCGTCCGCCGTTCCCTCGCATGTGTGGCGCGCGTTGCTATCGCGTGCTGTGGGGCATACGGGCTACTCGCATCAACGCGCGATGTTGGGCGCAGATTTTGCGCCGGATCTTGTCATGGTGTCGGCTGATTCTATGGCGGACGCGCGCGACGCGTGGCGCGATGGCGCGCGGACATTCCGAATTATTCCGCGCGCAGATTGGAAAGCGCGGGGGCGCGATACGCTGGAAAAAGGGCGCGAGGTTTTGTGTCCTGCATCAGCGGAAGCCGGCTTCCGTTCGACGTGCGCGGATTGCGGGTTGTGTGCAGGCACCAGTAGCAAGAGCGCGCGCAGTGTCGCAATCGTGGCGCACGGTGCCGGCGCGAACATGATCGCGAGGGCTATCTAATGGGTGCATTCAAGGGCTTTGACATTCTGACCGGTCAACTAGTGGAAAACCCGCGCGCGGGTTGGATATGTGCGCGCATCTCGCCCACGGCGGATTGTGTGGCGCTGGCGGATCTGTACGCGCGCCTCGCGTCGCATGTGTGCGATGAAACGGACTACATGCTCGCGATAGAGCACCACGTCCGGCACATGGCCGTAGCAAGATTCGACCGTGACGACGTGCTAGCAGGGTGCGCCATGATCGACGCCACACAATCGGCAAAAGGTGGAGTTTAATGATGAACACGTACCACGAGACGAGACAGCCTTACGGCATAGAAGAAGTAACTCGACACGGGGCAGCTATCATCCTCAGGAATTGGTGGTCGAATCCGCGGCAGTATCAGGTGGCGCGTGTGGCTAAGGGCCATTATATGGCGATCAATGCAGCGCGGGACTACTCCATTGAAATCCTCATTATTGGGAGCAAAGCATGAAACCTTTGGCAAAGAGTCTTCATACGGTGACGGTATTGGTGGCGATTGCACGAGATCATGAGGCGCGTACAGGCCTGCCCGCCCATATATGGGGCATTGATCATGCTTTGGCTATCCTTGGGTACTCTGATGCGCGGGACGAGTACATGATCCGCGCACAGGCTATCGCTAAACTTAACAAGGGGAAATGAATCATGAAATACATATGTGAAGTCACAGATACTTTCGGGGGCGAGGCTAACTACTCGTGGGTGCGGCGCGGGGAATTTGTAGTGCCTGAGTTATGCACCAATTCTCTGTTAGTTCGCAGGGCAAAGAAAGCGATGGGATGGACTGGACGAACATATGCCGTAGATTTGGGGGACTACCTCATGGTCGCCCCTGAGAGGGCTAGTGCCTGCGTGGTCATGCATATCTACGTGTCGCACGAGGAGGTTTGAATCATGAACACCCAAGAATTGAAGACATTCATTCGATCCAATGGATACGCGTGGCCGGGGGGCTATCCTTGTGCTCTGCTAATGGCGGACGGGGAATGCATAGATGCACAGGCAGCGCGAGAAAATTACCGCATGATCCTGCGTGCTATGAAACAAGACAGCAGGGATTGGAACGAATGGAAACCCTGCGGAGTGTTTATTCATTGGGAAGGCGATCCGATAATGTGCGCCCATTCGGGACGCGAGATTGCGCCTGCTTATTCTGACAATTGAAGAGGTGTACCATGGAAACGATAGACCGTATCGCTAACGAGATTATATCGGGCATTGTGTATGCGACGAGTATCGCCTATACAATCCTTGTCCTTGTAGCCTGTTTTAAACTGATGGGAGCGTAATGCCATGTATCAGACCATCAACTTCAGCCAATTCGTAGATGCCTTCGTTGACATGGGGCGACAGTACAATTTCGCCACCCATGCGGAGAACAATGATCTCGTGGGATGGTACGACGGGCTGCGTGTCCTGTTCGACCATCTGGAAGAGGTGCATGACGGGGCATACGAGCTAGACGTGATCGCCTTGTGCTGCGAGTTCTCGCATGACACAGCACAGGAGATTGCGAACAATTACGGGTTAGAATACGCAGGGAGAGATGAAGACGACGCGAACCTTGCCATGCGGGACTATCTGAACGGCGAGGGTATGTTGATTGGCGAGACTAAGTACGGTTTCGTTTATCGTCAACACTGAGGACGAAACGCCAGGTTTCTGGCGTCGGTACGTGATGCGTGCCCTGATGAGTCCACACGCTAGGGGGAATGGAGATGTCTCACACTATGGCACATATGGCGATTGTTCTGGCTAGAAAGAATCTTGGCGCAGCTATTCAGGAATCGTCGGCTCGATTCTGCCTTGCCAATGCTGTACAGGCTTTTGACAATGAGGATTTCGACATTGCCCATATGTGGGCGCGCAAGTCTTTGGCCTATTCTGTGGGGATATCCCATCCGGATTATGCCATCACTGCGCCTACCATCACGCACAAGGGTCCATTGCATGAACATACCAATCTTACGGATTGGGAATCGGTAGCCACCTGAAATTGGAGGGAATGGGTTATGAACATTAGAGTGGGCGATAGGGTCAGATCAAAAAAAGGCGCCTTTACCAAAGTATACGGAACTGTAGTATCCATTAGTCCAGAATCCTGGGTTACGGGAAAGGATGGGGAACGGCACAAGTATCAGGAAACTGCGGCGTCGGTGTATGTAGGCAAGTATTACAGCCCATTGGTGCCTGTTTCTGATTTGGAAATTGCGGGGTGAAAGCAATGAACGAACAAGACATTGAGCAGATGGTGGCGTGGTCTTTCGATAATCTGGACCGGCGGTATATGCGCGGGCAAGTATCGAACGAGGATTACGATAGGGAGGCTACGGCTATCGAAGCGTGGGCACATAGCCAACTATCATCCGTTCCATACCACGGAACCGGTTTCAATGTCAACCGCTAGAATATGGGGTGATGGCACCGATACTGGTAGTATTCACGATAACCTTATTGGATTTACGCACAGAACAGAGTATTTTTATCACAGTACTAGTACTAGTAAGTACAAGTACTAACCTAAAGGTTTATCACTAGTACTAAGTACTAGTAAGGGGGATCACGATGAAGATGACATTCAGGAATGAACAGGACGGCGTGGAATCCAGGATTCAGCAGATCGGAAACGGCAAGTACAGCGTGACACTGTGGGATCTGGATTCTGGAGAGTGTCTGCCCCATGCTCGACACTATCGTGAACTGAATGCAGCGATTGACACTGCGAAACTATGGGCTAATATCAGTCCGTCACCTACGATTACTTTGGAGGTGTGAAATGTGGAATGCGTACACGGCAGATGAACCTGATCCTTTTCCTGAAATGGAGGCTCGCATGATCGAAGCAAGGATAGAAGATCTAATGGGGGATTTTGGCTGGGTTGAATCAGTCTTGGATTATGGCGGCTTGACTGATGACGCAATGATTAACGCAATCACTGCGAGTTATGGGCCGGAATATCACTCGCGCATAGGTGGCTTGCTGGTAGACATTCTCATGCGTAAAGCGGAAGAAGAGGCAACCGAATGGGTACGAAACAAGGAGTATCTCGATGTTTAAATTATATCAAGTCGAAGCGGAGTTCACGCACGGTAATATGCGATTTAACGTGCTATTCAAAACTCGCGAGAGAGCAGAGCAACACGTTCAAGATTTGAACAAACCGTTCGTGTCCGTTCTGGATGGCAGGGAATACCCTCCGATGGGGATCGAAGCGTACAAAATCATTGAAGTGGGGGTCATCGAATGAGCAAGATGAGTGACTTCTCGATTTGGATTGAGGAAATCCTGGTTAATAGGGGATGGGATCTTGATGATCCCGAGGTCAACTACTGCATCAATCGGCATCAGGCGTACCTCATGTCAATGTACGCGGGAGATTGTCCCGAGGTTGAGGTGGCGAGGGCCTTCGCAGGCTTCTGGCACAGGTCGGTCGGTTTTCCCGCTGAGGTGTTCGAGCCATGAATGGGAACGATGTCTTGATGTTCCTTGGATTGTGTGCTCTCATTGCGGCTATTCACTGGTATGAACAGGATCGCTGGCCATGAGGTGCAGGGCCTGTAACAGGAAAATGGAAGTTCTGCGCTCGAAACACGGCGGGTACGAGGACTTATGTTACTTGTGTCGAAGCTATGTAGCACGGGATATGCGTGCCAAGATGCAAGGAAGGGACGAGGAGTCCCTAAGCGAGGACATCGTGCTGGACATTGAACCGCAGGAACCAGAAGACGAGTGGTCAATACCAGAAAGGGGACGAGAGTGGGGATCAATATTGGAGAACTTCGATGAGCATTGAATGGGACGTAGATTTTAGTGACGCGCAGCGTCGGTATATTGTCATGGTCGATCTCGGGGACGATACGGTGACGTTTACCCGCGAGATGCTGGCCGAAATGTTGAACGCATTGGATGACGCAGAGGCGTCAGTGTGAGGCGATATGAAGACAAGGTGTCCGAAGTGTGAGGCCGAAGGAAGGGATCAGCGTGGAAACAATGCCACGATTTACCCTGACGGCGGTATGTTCTGCCATGCTGGTCACGGTAAGATAACCGGATCAGCGAGCGAGGTGACACGGATGGAAAGCAAGGTATCGATTCAGGATTGCCTATCCGAACCAGAAGGACATGATCCTGAGCGTAAGATCAGCGAGGAGATCGTTAAGAAGTACGGCATACGGTGCGTGTACGATACCGCGACAGGGAAACCCAAGCGAACCTATTATCCCTATGCAGATCGGGATGGAAAGATCACGGGATTCAAGGTCCGGAACATCCAGATCAAAGAGTTTTTTGTTGTCGGTAAACTAAATGGTTTATGGGGCAAACAAGTCGCACACAAAGTGCCGCATGGCGCACTCATTATCACAGAGGGAGAGGAAGATGCACTTGCCATCGCTGAAATGCTACGAAATAGTCCTGGCTCTGTCCATGACTGTGTTTCCATTCCTAATGGCGCTAACAGTGACGGTCGAGTCGATGCCTCCGTCCAAGCCGACATTGACTTCATCCGCAGATACCAAAAGGTTTACCTGTGTCTGGACTCAGACGAGTCCGGCAAATCAACAGCAAAGAAACTTGCTGGATGGCTCTCAGGTTTCGTGCCGGATGTACGCCTAGTCGATGTACCGCACAAGGATGCGAGTGCTTGCCTAGTTGGTGGCTTTAAGGCTGAGTTCGCTCAGGCAGTGAAGGCTACGCCACAGTTCCGGCCAGAGGGTATCGTGCATGGATCGGAGATCAGCATTCAGGATCTCATGCGCTCCGTTCCCGAAGGCTTTGACACTCCGTTCCCCGGTCTGAACAACAAACTGCACGGTCTACGGAAAGGCGAGATTCTGACAGTCTGTGCAGGCTCAGGCATTGGCAAGTCCACGCTAGTCAAGGAGATCGGGTATGACTTGGTTGTACGGCATGGCCTGAAGGTATGCCACATTGCACTGGAAGATGTTGTCGAAGCAACAGCAGCGAGCTATGTAGCGATGGACAACAATGTACCGAGTAGTAAGTTCCGCACGGATCCGGGTTGCATACCTATGCGCCTCGTTGAAAGTTCGATGGACCGCACGGTACGCAAGATGTACTTCTTCAATCACTTCGGCAGTATCGATAGCAGTTCGTTCAAAGAGAAGCTGTTCTACTACGCCAGATCAGGCGTGGACTTCATCATCCTTGACCACTTGAGCATGGTCATCTCTGGCTCAGATGTGCAGAATGAACGCAAAGAGATCGACAAGATTATGACGGATCTCGCACAGATGGTAGTGTCTACCGGCGTTGGTCTTATCAACGTAGTGCATCTCAAGCGCAGGGAATCCCGTGATGCAGGCAAGTCGCTGAACGAGGGAGGGAATGTCTCGCTCACGGATCTGCGTGGCAGTGCTGCATTGGAGCAACTAAGCTGGGGTGTGCTTGCAATGGAGCGGAACCAGCAAGCCGAGGATGGATCGGAAGACTTCGTATCCTTGCGTGTACTCAAGAACAGGACTTGGGGCTACACTGGTCAGGCTGGACGGTGTAAGTACGTGCATAACAGTGGTCGCATGATTCCAGTGGATGAGGAGATCCCTGAGAGTACGCCGCAATCGATGGATGAGTATTTGGAAGCTGAATATAGTTAGGAGATGGCGCATGAACAAACTAATTGAACAAATGATGCTGGATGCCACCAAAGATATGCCTCATGGTTACTATGTACCTCCTCAATATTGGGAAAAGTTCGCCGAGTTGATTGTCAAGAAAACTATTTCTGAGATCTCTCATCAGATGTTTCATCATGGTATAGATGAATCAAATAATCCACGCTTTTATAAAGCAATAGACGAAACCGAAAAATCTTTTGGACTCGCATGTTCAAGGGGTGACGCATGATGATCGTGTATCTGGACCTTGAGACTAACTTCCCTGAGCAGAAGGCATTTCAGGATCTTGGTCAGATGGCCGTTGATCGTGTTACTTGCATGGTCTTCAGTGTGAATGACCACGGCGATGAGTACACCGAGGTTATTACGGATGTCGGACCGGATAACTTTGCTTTCTTTCGGTACTGCACAGAGAAGGAAGATGTTGTCTTCGTTGGGCACAACATCTGTCGCTTTGATGCGCCTGTAATCAAGCGCCTGTTTGGCATGGATCTGTACGAGCATGGCAAGGTTCACGATACTCTGATCATGTCCAAGATCATGTACCCTGAGCGCACAAGCCATAGTCTGGATTCATGGTACAAAGATTTCTGCTTGGTAAAGCGCCCTCTTTCTGAAGGATTAGGGGACATGGTGGCTCGCTGTAGGGAAGACGTACAAGTAACCCGTTATCTGTACGAGCAGATGATCTCTGATGCCATGAACAACAAGATTCCCGAGCAAGTGTGGGACATCGAGACTCAGGTGGCACGCATCGTGGCTGGACAGCACGAGCGAGGTGTAACCTTTAACGTGACAGCGGCCAAGGAACTGCATGAAACTTTAACTGCTCGCATGAATAGCCTAGCCAAGGGAGTAGCGGAAGGCGCAGGGCTTCTTCCAGTGCCCGAGAACAAGCTGGATATGCCTCCGAAGCAACAGTTCAAGAAGGATGGAAGACCTAGCGTAGCGATTACCAAGTACATCGAGCGTAATGGCTGGGAATTAGTGCGAGAGGATTGCTGGAAGGCCCGCAAGAACTCTCTGATGAGTTATCCGCTGCCTCTGGCTCAGGCGCTGAACCGACACAGGCATCTGGACATAGGATCTAGTGACGAGGTGAAGGAATACCTTCTTGCTTTGGGTTGGAAGCCTACAATCTGGAATTACAAGGTGGATCCCGAGACACGCAAGAAGACCAAGACCTCCCCGAAGCTACACGGAGATGACGGTGCTATGTGCCCCGGTCTGGATGCGATTCCTGGTGCTGCGGATCAGGTAGCTAAGATCAAGGAGTACCTGACGATCCGTAACCGTCGCAATGTCCTTGCCTCTGACTCAGGATCAGGCTGGCTGAACCATACTAGGGTGAAACGTGATGGCCTGATTGGATCTGATGCGGACACAGTAGGGGCTGTCACTGGAAGATTCACGCATCGGGTTATAGCCAACATTCCAAGGGCATCCAGCGCCTACGGAGAGGAGATCAGAGGGCTGTTCACTGCGCGGGAGGGCTACGTCATGGTTGGATGGGATGCCAGTTCCCTAGAGGCCCGCATGGAGGCGCACTATACCTTCCCTATCGACGGCGGAGCCTACGGCGAGGAACTTCTGGCTGGTGACATACACACCAAGAACCAGATGGCTCTGGGACTGCCTACGAGGGCACAGGCTAAGACCTTCAAGTACGCTGTCACCTATGGCGCAAGCCCTAACAAGCTGGCTAGTCAGTTCGGCTGGTCCAAGGCTCATGCAGAGGATGTATTCCAAGCGTACTGGAACGCAAACCCGGCACTGAAGGAACTGCATCGCAGGGTTCAGGTAGCAGCCAACCGTGGGTATCTAGTCGCCATAGATCGCAGGCGTATCCCCGTGGAATCCATGCACTCGGCTCTGAACCGGCTGTTTCAATCGGCAGGGGCGATCACGATGAAGTATGCTATGGTCATTGCCGACAAGACGATCAAGGGCAAGGGGCTGGATGCCTATGGACTTATCCGGTATCACGATGAGGAACAATGGGAGGCACGCCAAGATGTAGCCGAGGAAGTAGGGCAGCTTGGGATACAGTCCATCGTATCCGCAGGCAAGATGTTAAAACTAAACGTACCCTTGACAGGGGAATACAAGATCGGTCAGAATTGGTCTGAAACTCACTGATCCAAAGGAGGATCACATGGCAGCATTGACAGGTACTGTAGCATCCAAGGCACGTAACGGATCTTCGATCAAGATCGGGGAAGATTGGTACGGTGCATTCAAAGGCAAGGGACTGGAGAACATCGAGCAGGGGCACACAGTCCAGATCGAGTGGGACTTTGACAAGACGGGCAAGTACCGGAACATCAAGTCCGTGATGGTAGTGGGAGGCGCTGCTCGCGCTCCTGCCCAAGCCTCCGGTGGAAGCTCAGGCGGCGGATACTCCAACCTTGGAGTGGAACTGGGCCATGCTTCCAAGCTGGCGATGGATCTTGTGTTGAATATGCACGATCCTCGCAACGTAGGAGATGATGACTTCTACGCCGATTGGGCGAAGCACACCAAGAAGGTGTACAAGACCATGCAGGCGCTGCGTGCCGAGTTCAGCAAGCCCACGGAAGCGGCTCCTGCTGCAACTACGGAAGAAGAGAGCATCTTCTGATGTTCCACCGCATAGTGGTAGATGCGGACTCCCTGCTGTACCGTTGTGGATTTGCAGCGGAAGGGGAGCCTGTATCCCACGCTTGTCACAACTTGAAGCTCCAGATCCAATCGATCAAGGAAGCTCTAGGCACTGACAATGCAGAACTGTACATAAAAGGGAAAGGCAACTTCAGAAAAGATATTGCCGTATCGTGTACATACAAGGGCACCAGAACCATGAGGGTACCCACGCATTACCCTGCGCTTAGGGACTACATCAAAGAAGTCCATGGCGCAAAGGAAGTGGATGGCATGGAAGCCGACGATATTTGTTCCGCTATCCTGTTCGAGTACAGCGATAGGGAATCCGGAGTTGTTGTAGCTGCAATGGATAAGGATCTATGGAACACGCCGGGCTGGCACTTTAACTATGACCCAAGAAAATGGACTACGAGCTACGTTACGATTGCGGAAGCCGACTACAATTTCCTCTTCCAGTTGGTCGTTGGCGATAGGTCAGACAATGTTCCTGGATTGCCGAGATTGGCACAAGCCAGCGTTGAGCGGTTGGGAGTTGAAGGTGTACGGTCAGGAGGAGTCGCAGAAACCAAAGCCAAGCGAATCCTGAACTCTCTGAATACCAATCAGGAACGCCTTGAGGAGATATGGACGTTGTACCAAGAGTACGGTAAGGAAGTCGAATGGAGCGAAAGCGACGTACAGGATTACTTCGTCGAACAAGGAAGGCTCCTGTGGATGACAAGAAGGATGCACGCAGACGGAAGCCCAGTACTGTGGGAGCCACCCGAGGGCCTGCTCTCAAAGCGACTGAGATCCGAGGATACAGGGAGCAGCAACTAAAGAATCAGGAGTACTTGTGCCCTCTGTGCAAAAGGATGATAGCTCTCGATGATGCGGCACTGGACCACTGCCATAAGACTGGAATGATACGGTACGTTCTGCACAGATGGTGCAATGCAGTGCTAGGACGAGTTGAGAACTGGGCTGGTAGGAGCGGGATCGATAAGATTCAATTCCTCAAAGCGGTAGTACACTACTTGGAGGCTCCACAGACAACTGTGATGCATCCGAGTCATGGGAAGAAGCGGAAACGCAGGAGACGCAAATGAAAGTGTACATTGTGGAGACCAAGGATACGATATTCTGGTCAGATCGTAAGATGGATGCAACGTATAAGCACGTTGAGTTCCTGTACGGTCAGGCTAGATTTGGTGAGATGAACAAAGATGATCTCACCAAGAAGGGAAAGCGTCTTGTCCAAATCCAACTTGAGGAGCAATTCTGATGAAAGCTGATGAATACCAGGTTCTTATCATGGCAGTGGAAGAAGGCGTAGCTCAGGGCTTTAACGAACTCCGTCGCATGGATGACGATGATGCTTACCTGTACGAGGACTCGAAAGCTGAAGCCAAGATGATTAACGCTGTAATCGACAGCATCCTTTCTTGGTTCCACATCGAGCGTCCTTGGATCAAAGAAGCAGATGTCTGATCTGGAACTGTACGCTAAGTCACTAAATGCCCGAGTGAAGGTAGAGAATGAACTATGGCAAGTAGCTATAGGCGCTGCTGAGTTACCTACCCGAGAGAAGTGCAGGGAATGGGCACAGAGGCTTGGTATACCAGAGGATGCACTACAACAGTTCAAGCAACTGTTTGGAGATAAATATGCCTGATATATGCATGTGTTCTGGAGAAGGCTGTCCTCTTAGATACAAGTGCTACCGAGCACTGGCTAGCTCACATGAGTTAAGACAAGCGTACTTTGAAATGCCTCCTTATGACGATGAAGAGGGGGTTTGTCTGTACTTCTGGAATCTCGACAAGGACAAAGAGTCATGCGAATAATCGTGATACCAGATACCCAAGTCAAAGCGGATGTACCCTTGACACATCTCAGTGCGCTAGGTAACTACATCTTGGACAAGAAGCCAGAGGTTATCGTGCATATAGGCGATCACTTCGATATGCCATCCTTGGGTCAGCATAATTCCAAGGGGCACATTGTTTACGAGGGAGCACGGATGCTCTCTGACTTGGAGGCTGGATGGGAGGGAATGGAAGCTCTCCTATCTCCTGTAAATCGCTACAACGATCAACAGATCAAGAGCAAACACAGACCTTATCGACCGAGGAAGGTATTCTGCTATGGCAATCACGAAAATCGAAGGGACCGACTCATTGCCCAAGAGCCTTTTTTGCAGGGGGCCTTGCCAGATTACAATCTCAGTAGATACTTCGGCTGGGAGGAACATGCTTTTCTTAGCCCTGTCCGAATCAACGGAGTTAATTTCTGTCACTATGCACAAGGAGGGAGCATGGGAAGACCTATCTCCCGAGCGCACCTGATCGCTACCAAGAAGCATGAATCCTGGATAGTTGGTCACCAGCAGACCTTTGATTACTACATCTCTCCTCATGTAAAGACCGACGGGTCTCGCGTACAGTGCATCATTGCTGGAGCGTTCTACCAGCACGAAGAAGACTATATGCAGTTCCAAGGGAATCAGCATTGGCGCGGCGCTCTGATGTTGACAGAGGTACAGAACGGCTCCTACGATATCGTTACTCTTTCTCTTGATTATCTTTTGAGGAATTGGCTATGAGAGTTCTGGTAGCTTGCGAGTACAGCGGCAGAGTTCGGGATGCCTTTACCGGCATAGCTCAAGCAATGGCAGATCAATGGGGATGACATGGACGATTCCGAAATCGACTTCAATCTCAGCGACTACACAGGAGATAATGTAAACCATCCTAGACACTACACTCAGCATCCTTCCGGCATTGAAGCCATCGAAGTAACGGAACACTTTAATTTTTGCGTTGGTAATGCAATCAAATATCTCTGGAGGGCAGGACTAAAGGACGATACAATACAAGACCTACAGAAAGCTCTGTGGTATGTCCAACGTGAAATTGAAAGGAGACAACGGCATGACTGAGTTCCGGAACAGCTTCGGTGAGAATGTATTCAAGAACAAGTACGCTCTGCGCCCAGAGCAGACATGGGCTGAGAAGGCCCACGATATTGTACAAGATGTGACCACTAATCTCTTTGCCAAGGATCATCAAGACGCCTTGGAGAAGTTCATCGCCTCGTTCAAGTTCATTCCTGGAGGTCGGTATGTTTACTATGCAGGGCGTCAGGCAAGATTCTACAACAACTGTTACCTTCTCAGGGGAGAAGAAGATACCCGCGAAGAATGGGGTAGGCTCCTTAAAAGGGCCAGCGATTGCCTTATGTCTGGGGGCGGGATTGGCGTGGATTATTCTGTCTTCCGTCCTCATGGGGCAAATCTGGGCCGTACTGGAGGTCGCGCAAGCGGGCCTATCCCTCTCATGCACTCTATCAACGAAGTCGGACGAAATGTTATGCAAGGTGGCTCTAGACGCTCTGCCATCTACGCCAGCATCAATTGGCGACACGGGGACGCAGAAGCCTTCCTGAAGGTAAAGAACTGGAAGGACATGCCTATCCATGCAGGGTACTCTTTGCACGATGCCAAGAACGACAACTTCAACTTCCCTGCTCCGCTAGATATGACCAACATCTCTCTGAACTACGACGATGCATTCCTTGATGCAGTCCAGCAAGGATACATTCCGTCGGTATTTATTGATAATTGCCGACAAGCTATGTCAACAGGAGAACCAGGATTCTCGTTCAACTTCGGAGACAAAGAGAATGAAACTCTTCGTAATGCGTGTACTGAGGTTACTTCCGCTGATGATTCTGATGTGTGTAACCTTGGTAGTATTAACATTGGCCGGATTGATACACTACAAGAGTTCAGGGAAGTCGTTCGGCTTGCGTCTGGCTTTCTGGTATGCGGAACTATTACGGCGGACCTTCCCTACAAAAAGGTATACGAAGTTCGCAAGAAGAACCGCCGATTGGGTCTTGGACTCATGGGAATACATGAATGGCTTCTGAAGCGGAACTACAAGTACGAGATGGTTCCTGAGCTTCGACAGTGGATGGAGGTGTATCGTGAAGAGTCTGAACGAGCAGCTAATAGTCTTTGTGATCGTCTCAGTATTAGTCGCCCTGTCGCTTATAGGGCAATCGCACCCACTGGGTCAATTGGTATACTGGCTGGTACTACTACTGGCATTGAGCCTTTGTTTGCGGTGGCTTACAAAAGACGATACCTAGTAGACGGGGACAAGTGGAAGTACGAGTACGTAGTGGATGCTACTGCGGACGCACTTATCCGTGAAGGCATTGATCCTAACAAGATCGAGACTGCAATTGACCTCGTTCCTGACTGGGAACGCCGAGTGAGGTTCCAAGCCGATGTCCAGGATTATGTCGATATGTCTATCTCTAGTACTATTAATCTCCCCTCTTGGGGTAGCGATCTCAATAATGATGATCGCGTTGGGGAGTTCTCCAATATACTGGCTAAGTACGCTCACCGTCTTCGCGGCTTTACTTGCTATCCCGACGGCGCTAGAGGCGGACAACCGCTAGAAGCTGTATCCTACAAGGAAGCTATGAAGCACAAAGGAGTTGTGTACGAAGAAAATGACGCGTGTAAAGGAGGCGTCTGTGGACTCTGATAAACCGGACTCAAAGGTAAAGAACTTCCCGAAACCAAAGAGGCTGACTCCTGACGATCTGGAGGCCTTGCCATTAGCTCACGTATGTTCTGCGGATGACAATATCCAATCCTTCCGATGGAATATCCACATGAAAGGAGATGGCCTGTGGTTTATCTGCTGTAACTGCGGACTAGGAATGGATCTCCAGAGCGTACTAGAGTGCTACGAGGATACAGAATGAGAAACGCCCCCGAAGGGGCGTCAAGCTAGAGATGCTATCTCTTCGCAAAAGTCACTTGAACCCATCATGCTCAAGGGAGTAATGGTTGGCATCCTTGAATCGTCCACCCCAGGATCCACCCATTGACTCCCACTTCTCTCCCAGAGGCTTGTGTGCCTCTCCATCCGTAACGTACTTGCCGTTGACGAACAGATTGAGATCCATTGCGAGTCTCAACTTATGGCAAGAGTTCCTAGCTCCGTACCCCATCTTGACTCCCAGTTCTCCGTGCAAGCGTGGATCCCTGTAGGCATCCCCTAGAGTGATCTCGTAGCCTTTCTCGTATGCCCAGAGAATCAACTCTGCAATCATCTTGGAGAACAGCTTCTGCTTCTGGGAGAGTGTCATTGATCTGCCTCGACTTGGGCAGGAGCAGTACCAATGTTCACGTTGAAGAACTTCTTAGCCAATTCATCCCTTGATCCGTATCGGATAGTACCGTGCTTATCAACTATTTCGAGAACACCCATTACTCCGTTAAGAGCAGCAGCAGTATTGTTAGCCCTTTGATCCGTAGATACAAACACTCCGTCCTTCCCGTATCTAAGGTTTCCGATTAGAGGCCCTATATCTCTTTGAAGATCCTCTATCTGCTGTTGTGCAACCTTACGGATATTCTCGGTAGCTGTTTCCGGATTAGGAAGATTCCCTACAACGTTTGCAATTTCAGGGCGTACAATTTTTAAGTACGCTTTTGGTCGTTCGTTTCGATTAATTAGAGATACCTCTCCAGCTACTTGACTGAGAAAATTCTGGAAGACTTGAGGATCTTGCATAGCAATAGCTGGATCAATTCCTGCAATTGACGCAGCAGTGGCAACATTGTTGAGAGCAGGATCTACCGGATTTCCTTGCATAACAGAAGAAATTGCTTGTGCTTTATCATTTGTTGTAAGCAATCCACGAATAGATTTTTTGAGTTCAGGCATATCGTTTTCAGTTAATCTCAACGAAGCAACAATGCTTTCTTGTATTCCAAAAGGATAACTAAAAATTTTTCCAAGAACAGGATCTTTCAGTATATCTAGATTGTACCTATCTTTTAGAGCTTTTGCTTGAGAAGCAACTACATCAGCATTGGATCCTTTGCCGTAAAAAGATTCTCTGTACCTGTCAACTTGATCCACCAATCTTCTATAAGTATCGTCAATCGATTTCCTATCAAGAAATACAGGCTGGCCTGTATTAGGATCAATAATAGGTTTGTTAAGTTCTGTTAGGATATTTGCAAGAATTCGAGTGCTTCCCGCATTAAATTGGTTTTGCGCTTCTGCTGGGTTAGTGGTAAGCAATCCGCTGTCAATAAAAGAATACAACGTATCAGTCAGTTTTTGAGAGTAGTACGCTTCTCTCCCTGCCATTACGTTATTGTTAAACGTAGCAAACGCTTCTCTTCCCCTATCGGTTTGACCGGCTTGGAATTCATCCCTGCTGAATCCTAGGCGTTCTTCCGCTCTTTCATCTGCTCGAACGGCTCTTTCTTCTCTTTTGGTTGCTCGGTACTCGTCAAGATGAGCTAGTTCTGATGTCTTTAGAAGAGCCTGTTGATCTGCTGCTATTAACTCTTGTTCATCCATAAGATCAATAGGTTTAGTAAAAGATATACCAGCTGCTGCTGCATGTGTGTAAACACTTTCTCTTTTCTTGGCAAGTATTTTCTCCGCCTCAGACATATTAGCCGCAGCCCTTGCTGCTGCTGCATCCAACAACTGGAGTGTCTGAGCGTACTCTTCGTTGATCTGTCCAGCGGCTCTTTTGTACCGCTCTGCAAACCAAGGTTCTTTCGCAATCTTTGCCCTAGCTCTTGCAGCAAGAACAAGCGCAGCGTTATCTCCGACACCCATAACGCCCATTTGAGAGGCACGATCCGCTAGTTGATCCAATTCCTTTTCACCAGGACTTTTTGGTTCGTACTGCTGCCCAAGAGGATCCGCAGTGTATCCAAGATTCATGCGGAACTCTTTCTCTGCCTCTCTTTTGAAGTCCTGTTCTTTGACAGTGCCATAGAGTTCTACTGCTGGGCCAATTGCACCAGCAATAGCTTTTCCTATAATAGCTCCAGACTGATCCACTGCCCCGGCTTGTGGAGTAACAGCGTTCTGTACGGGACTAATCTGAGTAGCTTGAATGCTAAAATCTGTCGCCATGTTTTCCTCTTATTTAGAAATGAAACCTTGTTTCTTTGCTTCTTCCAGTCTCTTTTGAGTAGTTGGATTTCGCATAATCGAAGCAGCCTTGCTATCTACTTCTCCTTGAATACTGTCAGGAATAGTATCCAATAGAACCTGCATGGATACTTTTGCTTGGTTCATTCGAGACACACTGCCATCCCGCAAAGCCGCCTCGTATCGTATTTCTAGCTCTACAATACTACTGGCGTAATCCCACATCATTTGCTGTTTATTTTTATCCCACTCATTTACTCTGAAAGCAATAGTCTCGTCGCCACTAGCTATTCCAAGCCATCGCAAGAAATTAGGGTAAGCCTCTGCATTATAATTAGTAATCGCATTTCTTTTTCTATTGATCTCAAATCCCAGTTTCTCTGCAAAATATGCCTTGGATGCAGTATTCCAACTTGAAGTAAGGCCAGCTAATTCGCTAAAAATAAGATCACCTGCATCAAAAACACCTCCCCAATCTACTTCTTCGGATTGAGCTTGTCGCAAACTTGCCGCAGCAAAAATCTCTCCAAGGGCAGGGAATACATTGTATACATCCATAACGGTCGAACTAGATACGCCACCATAAGCTGCAAGAACACTTTGCTTTGTTTCAAGAAAATCTGTGTACAATGTACTTAACAAAGTTCCGTTACCCATTCTAGAAGAGAACGCCGAGTCTATTCCCAACATTCTGGAAAGAGCATCCACGCCGCCCAAATAAACTTTTTTCATGGCCTCCATGCTGGGAGGCTCTTCTCCAGTTTTTTCCGCTCTTTCAGCCGCTTGCTTGAAGTAATAATCAGCGATAGCTGTACCACCAGGAAAACCATTAGCGCCCCACAGTCCAATGGACGCGGCAATAAAACGAAGTCTTTCTGCTCCAGTTAAACTCCGATCAAGGAATAAAAGACTTTCGGTTTGTTTCCATGACCAGTTAAGCATCTGCATCGTTAGCGCAGTAGCATCGTTTCTTTGCCACCAAAAACTGTTTCCACTTCGTACATTGTTTTGAAGTTCATTGCTTCTTCCTTGGATCCAAGCAATGTATTCGTCGCTTCCTTGTTTGAACTGACCTTTCTTGGAAAGATCAATTGCTTCTCTTCGAGCAATACCAAAAGAGGTAGCATTTACGAACTTCTCGCCTTCAAAGGTAGGTATAAGCCCGAACTCAGTTGTTTTGGAGAAAGCTCTGGAAATAGGACCAGTTAGGTTACCTATGTCCGCAATTGTGTCCAGCGTACCTTCCGTCTTCCCTATCTCTTTAAGATTGGTTCGTTGCCAATCATAAAGCATTTTAGTGAAATCGCCTTTCTTATATCCAAGAGCAAGAGAAGCCTCAGTGTCCAGAATTTTAACAACTCTATTATTAAAATCACTAGCACTTGCCATTAGAATAAACGGAGCATCCTTAAAAGCAGGAATACCGTTAAGCCCGCCTCTTGCCACTGCTAACAAAGCAGAAGATCCTTGCAGCAAAAACTGGCCTGGATAAATAAAACCCATGTATCTTATATAGTTCAGGGCTTTAAGAAAATTAACAGCATCGTTGTCAGTTACAATAGTTCCTCTTTTGACGGCCTTTGGGATCCACTTAGCAAATGACTTATCCCCCAAAGAGTTAGCCATTGCTTTCGCTATATTAGTTTTAGTTTCTAAAACTTTTTTATTGAATCCACTTATGTGCCCAACCTCTCTAAGGATATGCATCCTTTGAGCTTCTGCTATTGTTTTCTTTTCTAAAGAAAGATTTATACTCGGCCTCCATGTCCCATCGCGGAATCTTTGTTCCGGACTAGGGAAACGGATATTAGGATCTTTCAGTTCAAGAAACTTTCCGTACTTCGCCATCCAGGAATTAATTTCCTTAATAGCAAAATCATTGAAGCCTGCCATCCTTGAGGCGTGCGCTATCTGATCTCCAAGAGCCTCGAACGGCGAAATTAAATCAGCGTATTGCTCAAGGTATCCATTAGTAAGATGCTCTCCCCGAGGACTGTAATACAATCCACCTCTGTACTGATAGGACTGGAGATTAGGATCTCCAAGAATGCCCTCACGAGGCATTGCTTCTCTATCGTACAAATGCACGAACTCGCTATCAGGATTAAATCTTCCGCGAAGTACTTCGTCCTCTACTCGCTGCAATGTATATCCATCGTGAGCCGCTTGTATGGCAGCATCGTGTTGTCTACGCAATGCGTTAACCGCCTGAGCATTAGCACCAGGGCCAAGTTTCTGTACAGCAGCTTTGTAATCCTTAAATTCTTTAGAAACAGCTTCCATCCTCGCTGCATGTTCAAGGGCTTTCTTTCGGCTAGGAAAGATTGCGTGAGTAATCAAATTCCCGTCTATGCCGTCTTGTTTAACCAAATGAGTTTCTGCGTACCGGCGCGGCCCGCCTTCAGTATAACCAAGAACGTACTTATTAACGCCAGAAGAAGCTACATCGTTCCGGTTATGAATAATGTGGGTAATCTCATCATCACCCCAAGTCATCCTACCGTATACACTAACAACCACATTGTCTTTATTCGCTATGCTGGCGGCGGCAGCAGTCTTATCTACTACTTGCCCATTAGGCAGAAGAAACTTGGCGTCCTTGGCAATTGGCCCAGTATTCTCTACGATCTTTCCAATGACAGGCTCAGTAAGATTCTTTAAACCGTTAAACTTAATGTGGTTATATCCATTAGCTACTATCCAATCTCTTTTAGCTTTGTTCATCAAAACATAATCAAGATCAGAAGCCATACGATAAGCGTAATACGCATCCTTTTCTACAAAGGTCGCTGGACGCTGATAAATATCAATGAATGCTTGGTTAAGTTCTGATTCAGTCTCAAACCATTTTCCCAGCGTCCTTCCGCTAGGATCTGTTGGATGCGGAGTACGCATACCTTTAAGAATAACATTCGCTACACTTTTTGCATCTTCTCTGGAAAGTTTAGAGAATTTCTCTAGCAAAGGATCGTACAGTTTTAAGTATCCGGTAGTCTTGAGAGCGCCAGTACCTCCCCCAAACCTTTGACTGCGAGTCCCCGTTACGTTTGTTGAATATCCGTATTTGCCTGCTCCAAAGAGGGTTCTTATAAAACTTTCATCATCCGGAATCACTGGATCCATCAATTTAGATTCATCAATGGATCTTTTTACTTGGATAAGGAATCCATTACCCCTGGCATTAGGCACTACTTCGAAGTCAGTGAACCCCCTTGCAGTAGCAGCTTTCCTTGCGCTGTCTTCACTAAAGAAAGGATTGCCAGAACGCGCTTGAAGGTAAACCCCGATGAACTGGTTGTTCTGTTCCGGAAGATGTTCAAAATAAGCCAAGTCTTTTCCAGAGAATTCTGTGCGCTGGATTCTTGCTTGCTCTGCCGCAATCTGCATAGGACTTGCTTCTACCCTGAGCGGCTCAATTGTACGCTCAATACCGCTTTCAATAGTATCTATGTTTCTCTGAACACTAGAAAGAAGTTCGGGATCTTGGATTCCACGAGGGTAATTCATCTGAGTTAGAGAACGCCAATTAGCCGCAGTAACCTTTCCTGTCTTTATTTGGTTAGCAAGAATTTTAGCGGCAGTGGTACTCCCGTATACAGTTTTAACTAGGTCTATTCCAGAAAGCGCAAAAGGAATATCTAAAACAGGGTTATCAATTATATTTTGAAAAGTAGGTTCCATCAGTACGCCCATAACTTTACTTTCTGGATCCAAAACCTTGCCAAGCAAATTTTCTTGCTTCCTACCTTCCTCGTCAATTACTGTTTTAATCTCTGCAAGTTCTTTAAATGCAGGATTATCCAACTGGCCCGTGCCGAGACTGTCGATCAAAAGATTAGTTGCTGCCAAAGGATTGTTTTTAAAGTCATCGCTCAGATAATAATTTCGAACATTGTCCCTGACAACATTAAGCCTTTTAATAAATTCTTCATCAGAAATACTTGGGTCGAACAATTCAGAAGAAGTAATTTTGGATTGACTTCCCGGAAAAAAGAATGAAACACCAATACCAGATTTAGCAAAAGAATAAATACTGTTGACATATGTCATCAGCAAATCTTTCCCCATTTTAGCAGCTTTAGGTTGCGCCGCTGCCGCAAAAGGTGCGCCCATAGGAGCAAGAGCGCCCCCAGCAATTGCCATTGCCTGAGAGTATTGCTGCATCTCTTCTTCGTTTATTCCGTAAGCCCTGTCATATTCTGACATAACCTCGTTCAAGGCATTATTCAATGCAAGAAGACGAGCATTCTTCTGCGTATCCAAACCCAAATCTTCTGGGGTAGTTACTTGACTAAAATCAGAATCTTTAATTACTGCCGCATAATCCGCAGCAAGATTATGGACAACCATATCAGGAATTTCTTGCGGTACTCCGCCTCTAACAACTCCTTCTGCTAGATCTACATTTCCTTCTCTTAAAGCAGAGTCAAGGATATTCCCAGAAATTTGTTTGTTACCTTGGTTAGCTTTCTGAACCAACTCTTCTTTCATAAACGGTTCATCGCCGTTCTTTAATCGAAGACGATTAAGTTCCATTGCATTCTCTGACAGATTTCCTTGAGCTGTACTAAACTGCAAAGCCAAAGAATCCAAATGCTCAGGAGTGTACAACTCCTTTTGCCTAGGAGGCGTAATAGAATACGTTTGCTCCAGTTCTATAGCCATTAGAGCCTTCCCTGTTTCGCCGCGAGTCCGAAATTAGCAAGCTGACCAAAAATATCCGACGCTGCTCCATATGTACCAGCACGGCCTTGCGATCTAGCGGCATTAGCCAAGAACTGTGTTTGGTTCATTGCTGCTTGCTGCTGCATACCCTGGAATCCAAGAGCAGCCCCTGCTTGGCTTTGAATGCTGCCGATAGCGCCAGCTTGTCCTGATCCCATAGCTCCGGTGTTGGTAGCGGATTGCTGTACCATAGCGGAACGGATACGAGCCTCTCTAATTGCCTGCACAGCACTCTTTCGGTTCTGCTCCATCTGGATGGCAGTCTCTACTTTCTGTGCCCTACGCTGCTCCTTAGCTGCGTCCTTGGCTTCTTTTGCAGCCATGACTTGAGAGCCTACACTCCCTACTAGACTTGCAATAATTGCAACACCCATTTAATGTACCTCGAACTTAAACAATTGATAAACATTCTGATCTATTCCTACCATGTATTTCTCGGTAGGATAGAATCCCAGCATAGCCATGAACTTCTCTTGCTTCTCCGATACCCAAGGAGCATACAAGGGTTCTTTAATCATCATCTGCAACTGACAGACTTGGCCCATCAAGCACTTGTATACGGTGTGAGTCCACCTCTTTATTGTGCAGTGCAGGATAACTTCACCAGTAGGCGCTCGATCTCCCGAGATCCTCCAGTACAGATTCTCATCCAGTACGGACATCATACTTCGCGGTTCCATCCTAGTTCCACGCTCCAACCTAGAAGCTGGCAGTCCTTCCCTGGTTCTGTCCTGAATCGAAAAGACAACGCTCTACCTTTACCGCGTATCTTGTTACGAGTAGTAATAACAGATAGTCCGTCGCTAAGGCTGCTGTTAGTTTCCTCAACAAATAAAGGTTGCCTAAAACGATAGGCTTGGAACTCGCTTCCCCAACGATTAGAGTCTTCGGAGGTTGTCCATTCCCATCGAGCCTGTACTAGACATGATGATTGATTCTGTAGTGCCATGTTATTACCTTAAACAGGAGTTCCGTCTGGGAATGCAGCAGATGGAGGAGTAAAATTGCTAGTATATCTAGCCACACCTTTAGTTATTCGCATCTCTTCCATCCATCCATTAAAGCTATAACCAATCACATCAAATGTTTCATGGGCTGCGCTATCTGCTCCCCAACGAAATCTTCCAGTTGTATACGAATACGTATCGGTCAACTCTAATCCAGTTTTTTGACCATCTATATACATTTTGACAAGATTATTGGATTTAACAACAGCAACATGATACCAGACGCTTGTTGATAGTGTAAAAGAAGAGCTTAGATACGTTGAATTTACATTATAGGCAAGAACACCAGCAGGAGAAAGTCTTAGTTGGTTATGCCTAGCATAAAAGTTAATAGGACAAGAATCAAAAATAATAGCTAGGTTTGTAGATTTTTGTTTAATATTCAACCAAGTTTCAATAGTCCAATCATCAGAACCAAGCATCATTTCTGTAGTGCCTGGGTTTTCAATACAAGCGCCTCCACCAGTGGCGACACCAGTTCCAGCAAAACGAACAGAACTTATTCCAAATTTTTTCTCTGATGTGTCTATATAGGCTTTATTAGTTACAGTCACAGGCCAATTATATTTACTGCTATCTTGTATATTGACAGAAGAAAGAGTACCTTCTCCGTGTATAAGCCAGACTACATTATCAAAATAAGGATCCGAGCTTGTGTACGCAACACTTGCGGTAGTGAAATCGGAACTTCCAGTAATACCTATTTCCCACATCCTACGAATTTGGTGCGGAGTAATCTCGTCAAAATGAACAAAAGGCTCATCAATTACGTTATTATGCCAATAAATTTTTTGTGTCCCCGGAAACCCTACGCCACTAAGTCCAACACTATTAGTTAAAGTTGACCAAGCAACGGCTTGGTATGCTGAGTCTCCAAAATACCCGCCAGCAACAGAACCTATTCCTCCGTTTCTATGGTATGGAATTTGCCTTCCATTTGCGTACAATTTAAATACAGGACAGAGGGATGCTTCAGCCGTTTGATAGCTGGTTGGATCACAGTAAACTGCTACAAATTGTACAGTATCGTTTTCAACACAACTAAAGTCTGTTTCAAAAGAAATTCTGTTAGTGTATGAGTTTCCTCGCCCATTTCCAAATTGCGCCCAAATTTTACCGTTGACTAATTCAACCCATAGCCCGCGATAAACATTGTAGCTGCTAGCATCAAGTTTATCCGCAGGAGATCCAAGATTGGATTGAAATAACAAAGCGGTTCCTTGGTTTTGAACCTTCGGTCTTACCCATATACCAGCAGTAAAAGGTTGCGTACCGTTAATTTCAACATTAGGCGCATAAATAACAGTTCTATCGGCACTCCCTGCTGGAACAAGAGCAGAAGAGTCTTCTGTTCCTAATGTTACTGCAAAAGTCTTACTCATTGAATTTCTATCGCTGCTATACAGAATAGCTGTGCCGCCAGTTCCTCTATTAGTTTGCGATATAGAGGATGTTGCTGTAACATCCAACCGCATCTTCCACCAGTACTGAAGTGTAGGTCCGCCTGACCAACCACTTACGTAATCATCATACGGATATCTCCCGCCTGATGGCGGGCCAAACGGATCCACAGGAGAATCAGCAGAAATGCTTTCAGTCTTGTTGAAATGCACAACAAGCCACGGAGAGTACTTCTGTCGAGATGCACCTATACGCATTTAAAATTTACCCAAATCCCACATTGTTTCAATTTCAGTCTGAGTTAACCATCTATTTATATGGCCTATTTGATCTATTTTTCCTACTAAAGAATAATTTACAGCGGTTGGTTGTGCACCTGTATTAGCCCCGTATACTCCAAAATTTGTGTTATCGCCAGACGGCCACGAAGTTGTAGTTGCAGTTCCACTAGTATAAGCCATACTAATTTTTACACCATTAACCCAAACCTCGAAAACATTATTTGCAGCAACTGTACTTGGAGTACAGTTCACTACTATAAATGTAGGTGTATCCAAACTTACTACAGAGACAGGAGATTCGTAAGTTCTTCTATTAGGGAGATCAGGTAATCCTCCATTTCCAAACTCTAATCTCGCTTTTAATGCAGAAGTTATATAAAATTGTAGTCCACGATAATACATCGTATTATGGGTTCTAAATATATAATTTGTTTTGGCCTTCTCTAAAATAAACCAACCATGCAATGAAAAAGGAGAAGCAGTCGTAAAACCGGAACCAAGTGCAGTAGATGTTACTAATCCAAATGGTACGTTTGAAGAAGATATCGAAAGATCTTTAATATCTAAAAATCTTATGGATTTTTTATCGTAAGTTCCGTTAGTTACTGTACTTACTTGAGATTCGTACCCAAGCCCTATTGTACTTGAACCTGATCTTGTTATTGGGTAAATTTGAGTACCAGAATTTATTCCACTGGTGTCAGGATAGTCGAAAGCCTCTGATAATTTCCACCAGTTATCTAAATTTAAAGTAGAAACATAATCATCATACGGTTCTCCACCCCCTCCTCCTCCATTATCAGGAGATTCCCAAGGTTGTACCGCAAGATCAGGAACAATTATTTCCGTTCTGTTAAAATACGCGGTTAGGTAAGGAGCCATTTTATATCTAGATGGAGATATAAAACTTGATTGGCCATCTTGTTGATTTTGAAAATTTTGTGTATTCCAAGATTGTATCCTACGAATAGGTTTCACAGAAGATACCCCGTTATAAGATAGGCGGCTGCGTCTACTGCTGACCAGTCCTCAAAGTTTTCATTATTGTAATAGAATAAAGACATTGAGTACGTATGAGAATCCTGTTCTTCAAGCCCTGTATATCGGAAATCAGAGCCAACTACGTTTCTATATGCTACTGGCGTCGTTAAATATCCTGTTACTCTAGGAGTAGCGATAAAAGTAACTGAAAGATCGTAAAACTTGAAGCGACTCCATGCAGGCATAGAGAGATCCAGGATCAATTCATGCGTGAACTTTTGAGGCGCATCCGCATTGTATTCTTGCTGGTACAACCAACGGCAGCGATACGATGCGTCATCGTATATACCGATAGCGTTGTTCTTGCAGTTGTACGGAATAGCGTTATATAGACGCTGAATCGTGTACTCAGTCAAGGATTGGAATTCAATACCTGTCTGCCCTACGCCCAGAGCAAAGATACCGTTACGGCTCCAGTACAGCACTGCATCCGGCGTGACAACAATACTGTCGGTAGACAAAGCCCCATTGTTCGTGAGGAACTTTGACTGGTATTCGGTAGCCGTAAAGCCCCTATCTCCCCCAGCAATAGACCATACGCCATTGTCCGCAAAGACAAGAAGCTCGCTTTTAAAAGGTATCAGTGCTTTGATGTTTACTGCATCAGGAAGCTGTATGTATCCTCCATCTGTATCAATCATATCCGAGATATCTTCGGCAGTAGGATCCGCTTCTTGATAGCACTTCCCGAGATCCTGGATTGAGTCCACCAATTTAGAGAACAGCACGAATGTGCCAATATGGGGACTCTTGGAGTCTCCTCCAGTTTCCCCAGCAGAACAGGCATAGAAG